ATCCTGAATAGTTACCTTCAATTCTCTGAACTTCGTTTCCAGCTGTACCACTATTTACCTCAAGCAGGGCGTTTGGAGAGCTTTGACCAATGCCAACCCGACCCGAGCTGTCGATGCGAAGGCGCTCGGAGCCATCTCCCGCCGAACCAGTGGCTTGCGTATAAAAAGTAAGTGCTGTCCCAAAGTTGTCACCTAAACGCTCGCCTCGCACTGAGGCTGTTGAGCCCCCAGACTGAGTGCTATTTTTGAATAGCAAACGAGAGAAATATCCATCTGCGTTCACTTTGTCGCCAGAGATGTAAATATCGTTTAGTTCTCCTGCGGTGTTGGCATGATTGCCAACCGACAATGTGCCAAGAGGCGACGTCGTTCCAACGCCAAGATTGCCAGTAACGCTGGCTCCGGTTGAAAGAGTTTCAATCTTTTTAGCGCCGTTGTAATACAGCTCCGCTGCACCATCAACGATGAACTTAGCCAGATTCTCTGTAGCGTCACCATTCAGCAAGGCAATATGGCCGCCATTACTGGTGATCGCTAAAACGCCGGTTCCAGCATCTCTGATGAACGAAGTGCTGCCGTCGTGGTAAATCTTCAGATCATCTCCAGCGCCAAGACGGATGTGATTGTCGTCGCCAAGGTCTAGGTGATTATGTAGAACAACATTTCCGGTAATGTCTGCTCCGCCATCAACATCCAGCGAATCACACTGGACTTCGCCAGTTACGTCGATGCCAGTGTTAAACGTCCAATAGCCGGTGCTGTTGATCCACTTAATAGTCTTATCAGTCGCACCCTTCAGCGTGATGCCGCCACCGTCAGCAGTGGTGTTACTAGGTGATGCAACGCTGCCCAGCTCAAGGTTCTTATCGTCAATCGTGACCGTCGTTGATTGAACGGTCGTGGTGGCCCCATCCACTTGGAGGTTGCCAGAAATAGTGACGTTGCCGCTGCCGTCAACCGTGACGCGCTGCGTTCCACCAGTGCTAATCCCAACAGTATCCGTACCAGCAAGGTAAACACCGTTTGCTGCATCAGAGCTAAACGCCAACGCTGGTGCGGCTGCCGTTCCATCAGGCAACGTGCGGAACAGGTCAGTCGTTGTAATCTTCTTCGTAACGTCCGCGCTTACGTCAACAACAGGCACCACGTCAGTTGACGCCAGTGAAGTAGCGGCGTCGAGTTCCGTGATCTTCTTATTTGCCATGACGCTTACGTTTTGATGACGTACATCATTGCAATGTTACGCGGTCTGGCCTCGTTGCCACCATCTTGATGCACGGTCACAGTTGTGGCAGCGCTAAGACTCTCATCGCTAGTCCTGTAGATGATGCCACCACCGCTTGTTGAGCTTCTGGCGTCGTATGGGAAGTTACCTGTTGTCCGGTTCGTCCAACCACCTTGATTGTTAGCTTGACCGCCTAACTGGTCGTCTCCTGGGAAAACGTGATTGTGATTCGCCGGGCTAATTGTTGTAGTCGCACTGGTGCTATGGCTGTGTGCTCCGTTATTGCTGTGCTGAAAAGAGGCAAAACTGCGCGTATTATCGGTGCCCTTGCCATCGTCCCAACCACGGACAAACTCACCGCGTAGATCTGGAACGTTAAACGTGCTGCTTCCGTCGCCTGCACCCCACGTCGTACCAATAATTGCAAACAATTCTGAGAACGTTGACCTGCTGACTGCAGCGCCGTTGCACTTCAGGTATTCGCTAGGCACAGTCGTGGTTGCCATCAAATGCACGGAACCAGTTGGCACCGCTTGCGGCAAAGCAGCAAAACTCAGGTTGCCACTGCCATCTGACTGCAACACGTCATTTGCGTTGCCGTCACTGCTAGGCAAGGTCAGCGTGATGTCGCTGGCAACGTTGGCCGGAGCTTGGAGCGCAACAAAGTTGCTGTTGCTGCTGTCTCGCAGCCTTAGTGCTTTGCGGTCACGAATCGTGATGCCGTTAGTGTCGAAGTGAGCGCGGCGCGTTCCACCAGTAACAATGCTGAAATCGTTAGCAGCATTTTTGAAGAACCCAGTGTCGGTGTCCCCAGTAAACCGAATTGGCAAGCTGCTGACCGTCCCCGCAGGCACGGCGACGTTGCCGGTAAACGTAGGACTGGCTTTCAATGCAAGACCCAAGTTGGTCTCAGACAGCGTTCCAACGGTGACAAACGCAGAATCCGCTGCGTTGCGGATCTTTAATGCATCGTTGTTGGTGTCAGCCCACCACATGAACGCTGTGGTAACTGACGGCTCGGACGCTCCGGAGTTATTGCTGAACAGCGCGTCGAAGTTGTTATTGATGTCAATACGGACTGTCTGCCCGTTGGCATTTCCGACATCCTGATCAGCTTGTGCCATTAGCCTCGTCCATAACCGACGGCGTTCCAGCGGACCGTTTTGGCGATTCGCTGATCATTCGCATTGTAGACGGAGATGTCAAAGCTGGAACCGCTGGTGTCGTTTGTGATCTCGTAGTAGTCCGTAGTGTTGGTCGCAGCAAAGATGATGCCAATAGAGGGTTTGACGTAGAAGCGGTTGCCCGTTCCAAAGCTCACCGTCGTTTCGCCGCTTGTGCTCGTGGTGACTTCTCCAGAGAGCGTTCGATAAGGCATCAACGCTTTTACTCGAAGCTGGTCTACGGAGATCTGAGAACTACTGCTTTCGTTTTCAAACTCTGCTTTCAGCTCAAAAGCACGGCACTTGATTTCTGCATTGTTGAAATGCCGCCAAGTAGTCCAAGTGGGAGACCCTGATGGATCATCATTAGTAGTGCGAACGTAGAGCTTTACGTCACAACCCTCAGGAGTAGGACCATCAAAATTGGCAAGCTCATCGATGTTGACAAGAACGTCATCAAGCAAGTTTGTGCCAGGGAAGTATGATCTTGCCCTCAAGGTGCTTTCAAGACGCAAACTGCCTACATGCGTCAAAGTAAAAGGATTGCCGTTGAACTGATACTCACCAGAAACGTTCTGAACACTTCCGTTAAGAGAAAGCTCAAGCTCCTGATCTGAGCTGTCAACGCTGAGGTTTGTTTTCGTTCCAGGGAACGTCGGATCTTCTGTTGCCGAGAGCGCCGAAACTTCTTCTGCGCTTTCCAGTTCAGGCTTCGTGTACTCAATCAACGCAAAGTTATCACTTTCACGGCCTCCAGAATCGACAAACTTCATGGAATACGTTCCAGACTTCAAGTCCGCATAAACCTCAGTTGCAGATCCTGCGATCTCTTCAGAAATACTTGTAGAGTTACTCCAAGACACGCTGGACGTGTTTGGCGAGTGCCGCAGTCTGACGTGGCCGCCATTACGCACATCAAGGTCGAGAGACTGACGCCAAGTCAACTTCGCCTGCCCATTGACCGGAATCATGTCAAAGTTAATGTAGTTAGCGTTATTAACGTCTGTAATTAGCTGTGGCTTAGCTGTTTTGCCTTGAATCGTAAAGGTGTTAGTTGTAATGACGCTGCCACGATTCAAATAGTTTCTAGCTTGTATCTGCACCTGCAGAGTGCCAGCTCGAATGTCCCGGATGGTGATTGACGGTGATGCTGTCGTCAATGTTTCAAAGTTGTCATTATCAACGCGATATTGAACGCGAAACTCACTGATATTGACACGATCATGCTCCCAGCTAACTGACGCACCAACAAACACGCCTTGGCCTGTTTCGTACAGGAACTCTTCAACAGCAATAGCGCTTACAGGATTTGGAGTGGCAGACAGATTTGTAATGTCCCGAGTTGTTAGCTCGTTATCAGACTCAACTGCGTCGTAGATCGTGGCGTTGTAAGCCGCTGCACTAACTCCATAGACACCATCTTCTGTTTCAGCGACAGAAAGAACTCTGAACTGCTGAGACTGAATATCGGATGTTTGGATTAAAAACACCGAGCCAGCTGTAGGTGCTTGGCTAAATGCAGACGTAACGTCGATTCTTGCCGTTCCATTCGTCTCGGCATGAATACCGCCAGGAGGGATACTGCGCGTTTCGGCAATTCCGCTAGGCAGCATCACTGAGACCTTTGGATCGTTGTCGCTGGTTGCTACGCTTGGGCTAAGGTTTGTGCTGCTATCAACAATCAATTCAGTTGTTGTGGCAGACCGAACGCGACCACTACGACGAACGCCAGCTCTGACTGGATCAGCAATGTCAACAACCTGCCCAGGGCGAAGAATGATGCCGCTTTCAATGCCTACAGCAAACTGACAGGTCTCAGTCAGGTTTTGCTCTGACAAAAGCGCCCACTTGCCGATTCTGTGCGCCTGCCCTTGACTGTAACAACCAACCGCTTTGATGTCTTTGTTAATAATGCCGTATTTGGCAACAGCATCATGATCTTCGACGTACTCAAACTCTGTATCGCCTTGTGTGTCGTAGTTCTGGTATGCAACCGTCGCAACGGTATGACGAGTTTTTTGGGCCGTTCCAGTGTATGTGAACAGCCCGTCGATTACGTTTGACGGACCGAGTGCATAGCTTGGATCAGTTGGCTTGTCTTGATTAAGGACAAGAGAGCCAGCACCGTAATAAGCGATGCCCCTGAAAATAGCTGTCATCTCTTGAATGACGTTGTAAACCTCGTCTCGACTGTTAATTAACATGTTGAGACTAAAACGCGGCTCCTGACCGTTTTTGCCATCGTCAACAAGAGCGTTGCAGTATTGACTTACAGAAAAGAAGTCATACTTGTCGAGTGTGTCCTCAGGAATGCCTGCGCCATAACGATCTGAAATCAACAGGTCATACAGACACCAAGCCGGATCATTCGTCCATGTAGCAGCTTGAAACGTTCCGTCCCAAACGCCTGAATACGTGATCCGTCCCAAATGCGTAGTGGTGTCTACCGTTGCGTTGCTTGGAATCTTGACCTTGATCCCACGAATCAAGTATTTGCGGGTTGGAATGCTGCTGAACTCACGCGAGTCAAAACGAAGCGCAACTAATGCAGAGTTTGGGTAGCTGAATTTTTCGTCAATAATTTCAGTAAAGCTTTGAAAGATAGTAGTGCTACCAATTTTGCTACTTGTCTCGTCTTTGCTGACCCGCAACATACGGACTTTTACGTTCGTGCTGCTGGCCAACGTAATCATGTAATCACGTTGATAGCGGTTGCTGCTTTTCCCGCTAATTGTGTTTGTTATTACATCGGTAAAAGCACCGCCGTCATATTGAATTTGAATTTTTATTTCAACGCTATGTCCAACAATGTCGCCATCATCTTCAACTTTTTGAAGAGTAGGGATTGTCAGTGTTACGCGGAGACGATCAACATTAGTTCCCTCTACACTGCGAGTTACAGCACCAAGCTCAGCGCTCTGATCATTTCCATCGGCATTGGTAACTTGAACATTGACGAGCCTTTCAACTTGAGTTGACGCAAAATCGTCAGGTATATGGCTCTGCGCTTGAGTGCCGTTGCGAGTTACAACCGTAAACCCGCTGAAGTTATTTGTACCGCTCTCATCATCGTTTTGAATCGGCGTGTCATCTAAGAAAATACTCTTATTGCCGTTGTCTAGACCTTGTATTTCGCCTTCGCTAATTAAATCCAGCACACTGGCGAATTGAATCGACTGCAAAGAGTCGTCCGCTTCAGTGGGAGTATGGCCTCCCCCACCGCCTTTGCCGCCGCCACTACTAGCGCCTTGAACGTACTTGGTTTGCGTCATGTCTGCTTCTGATCAACATCAAGACCGCTGGATAGCACTGCCGAGCCAACGAACACACGCCCATAGGCTATTGGCACAGGCAGTCCCTGCTTAGCAGTGTTGACCACGTTGTTAAAAATAAAAGACTCTAGCCTTGCTGCTTCTTTTCCACGCTCCAGTCCCAGCTCTGGTTGTGGTGAAATTGCCTGCGCAATACCTCCCAAAACCAAGGCCCCACCTGCAAGTCCAATACCTAAAGAGATCTTGCCAAAAGTCGTACCAAAAACGACTGCAGACCCAGGAATAAATATAGAAGCAGCAATTAAGCCAACTCCAAGCAAAATTGAGCCAGTGCCACTGCTAGCACCAGCGATAACCGGCGTAATGCTAAACACTTCTTTTTCGCTGAACGGCATGAACAAGGGAGACATGTCTTGCTCACTTACCTTTTCTCTGCTGACTGCTACTCGATAGCCAATGCCATCTTTCTCACTGTCAATAAGCCACTTCTCCAATCCTTCAAAATTAACGCACAACGCCTTGATCGCTTGCGCTGGTGTCGCCACATCAAACTCAAACCGGCATTGACCAAGCCGTTTACGCAAAGCGCCGTAGACCTTAACAACTTTCATGCCTCAAGGCGCAGGCAGTGCTTTTCCCATAATAACCGCCATAAAGGTCTCGGCTAGACAACCTGCCCTGCACATGATGCAGCACCTGCTGATCGCCTAGGTAGATCGCTGCATGGTTCGGCAACGGTGAAACTAAATTCATCAAAATCAAGTCACCGCGTTGCACCTCCTTAAGCGGAATCTTGCTAAACCCTTCCGCAGCAAAGTTATCGATATACAAGCTCTCGCCACGCTCCCAGAACCTGTCACGCCGGTCATAGTCCCGCAACTGGATGCCGTACTCCCTTGCGTACCAGTCGCGCACAAGGGTGTAGCAGTCCACCACGCCAAATACAAACTCACGTCCCACATACGGCAACTCAAACCCTTCTGGCTCGCAGTAGCCCCACTCCTCGGTGCTTGGATTGACGATAAACCAAGGCAGTTCTGACTTTTCGCACGCAACGCGATCAGCTGTAGAAGGCCGAGGATTCATGATCGGGTGGCTGTGAACAATCGCAATCACCTCGCCTTGGTCCTCTACTTCGTTCCAGCCGCTAAGAACAAAGTGCTCGTCTGGTGTTTCAGCAATGTTTTGGCATGGGAAGTACCTGCGCCGTCCTTTGACAACAGCAACCAAACCACAACACTCACGAGGCACTTCAGCCTTGGCGTGCTCAAGAATCTCAGCCTTCATATCTGCCGACAGTTGCATCACTTAGTCAGACCTGCTCCAGGGAATGAGCCAAACGGAAGCTCGGCATTATCGCCAAAACGGCACTTGCAGCTAGCAACACGCTTCCCGCACACGTCTTCAGCATCGGTTGTCACACCGTTGTTCTTCACGTCAAAACGCCTGAAATTGGTGCCATCAATCGTCTTGCCTGGACCGACTGAAGGGTTGTAACCGCACTCCGGTGATTTGTAGATCCACTGGCAGACGTTGGCAATAACCTGCCGTTTAGGCAGCTTTTGACCGGCCAAATCAAACTTGCTTGCTAGCTCAAACGTCACTGTGTCGCGTGACTCACTGGCTTTGCGGTCGATAAACCAACGCTCTTGCGGGAACTGAGCGTTTGGATCGGGCACCCCGCTGGGGTTGCCAGTCGTTTCAGGATTCAAAGTGTCTCCGCCTTGCGTCAACAACGTGTCGCCGTTTTGCGCAACAGCAACGTTTTCAAAACGGAAGTTGATGTCGTCAAGATATTTTTTGAGCGTGCGGATGCGACGAATCTCCGCTCCACCAAGGTCATTGCCTGCCGTTGTTTCATTAACCAGCGCAAGCAGCACTGTCATGGTGCTGTCCATATTGCTGACAGTCAGCGTTGGGCGAGGCAGCGTTCCAGTGCTGGTGTACTCAAAGCCTTCTGCCTTGATGGGAAGTCGCGTGTACTCCGCTCCGTTGAAAACAACGTTGACATCTTGATTACGGTCGTTTCGGCTCATGCCTGAGTGAAACCGATACACGTCCGAGCTGCCGTGCAGATTGCTGTCTAAACGCAGCTCAAACAACTCAATAACTGCACTGGGAGCAAGCTTCAGCAGCTCGTCGTAAACACTGCTGATCGCAGTCCAAACGCACGTTCCATCAGTAACTGTGCTGGCTATATCTGTTGGCCATGTTGGCTCTGAGCCAGCTGACGTACCAGCACTGGTACAGCGAAACCACAGTCCAGTTCCATACGAAACCGTTGGACGGCGAACGTCACCAACAGAAAACGCGGTGCTAGCGGTCCAAATTGCTGTCGCCATTACGGTTCAAAAACTTCGCGGAACGTTGCTTGAATTTTGGCGCGGTTTAAGTATGGAATCGACTTGCTCCATTTCTCGCAGACAAACTTTGAGCTAGAAGCCTCTCCCGGTGGCGTGAAGTCGAATGGAGCATTGTCGTCAGCGCGAGCATCCAAAAACGTTTCAATAGTGTCGGCGTCAGACTCAGACACCTCAAACGTCAGGTTGTAAATTTTGGGGTTTTGATTGAGACCAAAAGTCAATCGGGCTTCGTAGCCGTCAGAAAATTGCACCTTGCGGACGCTTGGTGCGCTGCTCTTTTGCAGCCCATAAGTCGGAGTAATTGACGGGAAAATGGCCATTAGCTTGCGAGGAGACCGCCAGGACGTTTTTGCTTGACTAGCTCAGACTGCACAGCTGCAGCAAGCATGTTGCCAAGCTGTGTTGCTTGGTCTGAATCGCCTTGAACAGACGAACCGGAAGCATCCACGTTTACCGTCACAGTAGCGCCAGCTCCCATTTGATGATTAGGAACAATAGTTCCATTATTTTTTGGAACAAACAGCTCAGGACCGCGTTCCCCAACTAAATATGGTTGATTCATCAGTGCTCCTTTGCCGCTAGCAGCAGTTCTCATGCCGCCAACCATAATTTTGTTACCCAAACCAAATCCAGCACCTGTTTGAATATCTGGAGCGGGTGAAGACTTCGCAGGAACACCTGCAAACATGCGAGCAATGCCAATCGCGATATATGTCGCGATCATCTGCTTAGCTGCATCAGCAAGCATTGACGCAATGCTGCGAAGGAAATCTGCAAACGCTTGCTCTGCCGTTTTCGTGCCTTCAACAACAGAGACTAAACTGTCAAACAAGCTGTCTGTAACAGGTTTTGTAACCGCCAAAGCGTCACTAAAACGAGCTTGGGCCAAAGCTGCTTCATCAACAGCAGGCTGATACTCCTTAAATAACGCCAAGTTCAATTCAAGCTGGGCGCGTTGATCTTCTAAAGCTTGTCGCCGCTCTTGGCTAATTCCAGAAACATTTAAAGCGTCTTGGTTTTGACTAAGTTGAAAATTCATCATTGCAACTTGTTCTCGAAAATTAGTTCCTTGATTTGCAGCTAACTCACGACTGCTGCCAAAAAATGGATCAGTCAAAAATGACTCGCGAGCAAAAGGACTGGTTTGGCGAATTTTGCGTTGTGCATCCATACGAGCTTGAACTCTTTCAAGATCAAGCGCTTGTTGTACTTGCAGACGCCCCAGGTCGTACTCAGCGTGCCGCTGTGCCAACAATGTTTTTTCAAGCCTTGCACGGTCTTCTGCAAGCTTGACCAAAAGTTCATTTTCAGCACGAAGACGAACTGTAATTTCACCTTCTTGCTTGCCTAATAGATTAGTTTCCAGCTGGTTAGCCAGCCTTGCTTTTTCAAGACTTAACGTTTGGTCGATCCTGTTAAATTCTTCTTGTCGAGCAGCAAATTGGCCATTTGTCGCCTTCAGTCTATCTACTTCAACACCGTTTAGTTGACCAATAAGCCCAAGAAGTCGGTTTTGCACTCCGATCCTTTCACGCAAAATAGTTCGCTGAGCCTTAGTAAGGTCATTGCGCTGCTTTTCTACCTCAAGATTTCTTTTGTTAGTCAACAAGTTACGGTCGTGCTCTGCGTTGATTAGTTTTTGCCCCTTTAATCCGCCAGACTTTATGTTTGCATTTACGGTTGCCAAGTCATTATCAATTTCTTGAAGCCTAACTTTTCCTTTTTCAATAGCAAGAGTGTCCCGCCGAGTTGTCAACGACATTGCCTCTAAATTTGTTCTTGCTTCAGCAAGGGCAACTTGCCTGCCCATAGCACCTTCAATAGCCTGATTAGAACTGCCTGTAGCGTCAGGCGTTCCACCTGACGGTGTTGGCATTTCGCCTAACAACGACATCTTTCCAGGCTTATTTGTAGTCTTCCCAGGCTTTACTCCAGGCAAAAGCCCTACAAGCTCCGCAATCAGATCAACAAATAAAGCAAGTGGCCCAGCCAACGCCGATCCAATAATTACCCCTAATCGGTTAAAGGCATTCATCAAGTTTGACCAAGACTGGCCAAACTGTTCAAGAGCCTTAACACCACCCTTGCCAACAGCACTTTCTAGCTCTTCAAAAGCAGCTTGAGCCGCAACACCTTCAAGACCAAGGCTTTGCAGAACACCAATGTTTGCCTCAAGCTCAGTATTTACCGCACCAATTTTTACAACTAGAAGATCTATGTTTTCAACTGGTTTTAACAACGCCGTTCCGACTTCGGCCATTCCCTGAACAAACTGGTCAATGTTTTGACCAATCACGCTGCCTACAATGCCACCGGCAAAGCCACCCATGAAGCCGCCAATACCGCCACCAAGAGCAGATGCAGGCCCCGCTCCAAATAACAGTGGAAAGCCAGCGCCTAGTGCAGCCTGTCCAGCCCTTGATTGGCTAAAAGGAACAGACTTTCCTGTTCCTGCTCCTGTTCCTGCAGGTTTTCCTTTTGGAACGGAAGGTGCCGTTCTTGAAATTAAACCTGGCTGAATAAAGTTTGGATTGCTTGTAAAGTAATTGGCCGGCAGCTGACTTGCCTGCCCAGTCATGGTCATATCACGCTGAATACTCTTGATTTGACTATATAGAGCTTTCTGCTCGTCTAACGCTCTATTTTGCGCCTTAACTAACATCAAAAATTCCTTGCTTTCTGCAGAAGCAAAGTCCAATAAAAAGTTAATTTCTTTTAATTTTTGCTGATTGCCAGCAATCGACTTAGGAAGTTGATTTAGTTCTTTTATTCGATTTTCTAGAGAACCAATTCCTAGCTTTGCGTCATCAGTATCACCAAAAAGACCAGGAAATCCTTGGCCACCAGCCGCACCTTGCGCCAAAGCACGTCCTTCAAGCTTTAAACGCTTGTATTGGCCAGCAAGCAAGGCTACACCACGCTCTTGGCGTTTAATATCGTTATTCGTGTCTTCAAATCCTTTTCGCACCAAGGACAGCTGCTGTCTAAGGCTGACCAAGCTGTTGTCAAACGCTCCGACACCTTTTCTTGCTGCGTTCGTTCTGCCTAAAAATTGATCTACAAACTTTTCAGATTTTTCAAGCTGTTTTTTAAGGTCTTTTAGCTGGTTGGTTGCGCCACTCGCGTCAAAGAAAACAGTAGTTTTATTGACCTTGCCAACCTGTTTCTCTACTCGATCGAGCGCCCCGCTAAGGGCGTCAACCGATTTCATATTCGTCTTTACGACGATTTCAACAGGTTGGATGCCGCCCGCCACTACGCGCCACCAAAAGCTCCCCTAATCCTACCTCTATCTCATGCTCTGCGCCTTACGACCGGTTTTTGCTCGCTCCATAGCCTTCTCCTCCTCTTCGTTTTTGATTTCAAGGAAAGCTGCCCATCCAATCAGCTCTTCCTGCGTCAACGTCTGACATAGTTCACTTACGGTTTTTCCAAGCTCCTTGGCAAGGAAAAACAGAAAAAACCAGTCAGGATTTGCTTTTCAGCTCTGCTTTCGCTTCCTCCACCTTTTGATCAGTGCCAGAAGAAAGCATTGCAACCTGGATGTCCTGCAAAACAGCTGCTTCGACAGCGTTTTTCAAGATTGACTTTTCGCCATCCTGAAACAACCGACTTCCATCGGCGTCCATAGCCTTTTCGATCATCAGATTGAGAGCAAACTCGCCAGCGTCGTCACTGCCAGCTTTTTTTTGAATTGCCTCTCGCTCAGAAATGGTCAAAGGATGCCAGTAGATTTCAAGCACAACCTCGTCGCCCTGCTTGACAGCGTGCTTATAAAGCTGGCTAACGCCAAATTTATTGCGAAGAAGCTCTGTGGCTCGCATTGAAAAACCGCATTTATCCAATACTATACTACGCGTTTGCGGTAAATTGACAAGATACTAGGCCAATAAAATGAGCCCGATTTTCAAGCTCTAAAGGCGCTGGACCTGAAATTTCAAGAACCTTTGGAGCACAGCTAAACGGATCTGCGTACCCACTGGCATTAACAGAAGTAAGACCATCAATTATGGCTTCACCGATCGCAGCAAGCTCGGCCGTTCCATTGTTTTTTGGCACGTAGATATTGCACTGAACAGTTCCAATGTAAAAATCAGACGCCGCCCCATGCGTTTGAATCGTGCTCTGCACGTATGAAACAGACATCAACACGTATTTCTTGGTCTTGCCTGGTGTCGTAAAACGAACGTTGTCGTAAACCATCTGTACTGTCGCATCAGAAGCTGCAACAGCATCAGTAACTGCTTTTTCAAAAGCGGCTCTTGAGGCAACAAGCGTCATAAGATCCTCCTATCGCGAGTTCCGCGCTCGTTACCAGTTGTCATCACTTTAAGCGAGCCAGCAGATGTTGTGCCAAAAAACGCTTTGGCAGCAACTTTAGCCTTGGTTACTAATGGAACAATTTGATTAGGTCGCTGCAAAGCATATTTTGCATATTCAACAGTATTTCCGATATAAACAGTTTCTCGAAAACGAACTTGAGGAAGACTACTGAAGCGAGGACTTATAAAAGGAGGAATGCTTTTAGCTAACTCTCGGCTTTTTAATGAACTTTTTGCTTTTTTCAATTCGTTCCACGGCGAAAAATCCTCCACACGTTCAACAGGCATAGGTCGGCTTGTAGAAACCTTCCAGCTAGATGCAAAAAAACCTGTATATGCTGGACTTGTAATTTCGTCAGATAATTCAAAATAAATAAATTTAATAAACTCGTTATACGCCTTGTCTAGGTCTGATTCAATTTGAGCCTTGACCTGGCTGCTTAGCTTGCCCATCAGAACCTCACCAACAGCTGATACAGATACTCCTGATCACCCTTAAATGTCCGAATGTCCGTAATCTGAGCAACACGGTTAGACCCTGCATACTTCAGCGTCACCGTGTCTTCAAACGTGGGCTGGTTATCTCCGATCTGATCGGGAGTGATATACAAACGAGCCTTACGCTCCTCTCGCCCTTCCTCCTCTTCAGCGTCAACAAACTCGACTGGAACGTCAAAGGAGTAAGCCGTATCAGTCGTTGTCAGCGCTCCAGTGCTCGTGTTGTAGGTCGGAGATGCCTTGCGGGTGTACGTGATCGTGTGATCAAACGACTTGCCCAGATCCGCAACGACCTGCTTAGCAACGTTCTTAAAAAGCGTGTCGAGTGCGCCTGCCATCTCAACCCCTCACAACGCGGACAGAATACGAGCCACTGCCGCCCAGACAATAAGCGCCGAGATAAGACT